GCAACAACAAGCGTTCTTAATGCATATGGATTGAAGCTAGAAGAAACAGATAGAGTTCAAGGCATACTTATTCAGACTCAGAACAAAGGTAAAACAACACTTGATGAACTCTCAAAAGTAATGGGTAATATTAACCCTATTGCTGCAAGCTTAGGATTTAGCTTTGAACAAGTTGGCGCAGCAATGGCAAGTATTACCGCAAAAGGTGTTCCGACTTCTCAGGCTGCAACTCAATTACGATCATTGTTATCGGAAATTTCAAAAGAAGGAACTAAGGCGAGTAAAGCACTAGCGGAAACTTACCAAAACACAGAATTTGCTGGCGAATCATTTGAGGTTTTAACTCGAAAAGGAATTTCTGTAGATCAGATATTAAACGACATGTCCAGGACCGCTGACAAGAACGGTATTTCTTTGAAAGATATGTTTGGATCTGTAGAAGCTGGAAATGCTGCCTTGTTATTAAGTGGCGAAAATTCAAAAACATACAGTGACAATTTACAAGCCATGGGCGACGTTGCTGGTGTTGTTGATGAAGCTTTTGAAAAAGTGGACCAAACACTTCAAAGTAAGTTGAACAAAACCCTTAATAAGCTTACAAATATAGCTATTAAATTTTATGATATTCTCGAACCGGTTGTTAACGGACTACTTGATATGGTTAATCATATTTTAGATTTTGATACAGTTGGTCAAATTATGGTTGTTGTTCTAGGAACCATCGTTGCTTTAGTTACCGCTTATCACATTCAACAAGCTGTAGCAAGTATTCAAGCTGCTATATGGACCGTCACAAGCGGAACAGCAGCAACAGCGACAACAGCATTAGGTGCAGCGTTTCAATTCTTACTAGGACCTATTGGACTTGCAATTATAGCCATAGGAGCGGTTATCGCAATAGGTGTATTGCTTGCTAAGAATTGGGAAACTATATCTAGGGATATGAATAGATTAGGAAATGCAATAGCTCAGGGATTCTTAAACTCTATGAATTGGATTGTTGATAGCGTAACGGGGTTGATTGATTTCTTAACAGGAACATTCCTAAATGTTTGGGAAGGTGTATGGACTGGTGCTTTAAGCATATTCCAAGGTATTTGGAGTGGTTTAGTTGAGTTCTTTAAGCTACCATTCAACGCAGTAATTGAAGGAATCAACATGTTTATTAAGGCTTTAAACCTTATTAAAATACCTGATTGGGTACCTGGATTCGGTGGTGCTGGTTTTAATATTCCTGAGATACCAAAGTTAGCAAAAGGCGGTGTTGCTTTTGGTGAAACTTTAGCAATGGTGGGAGATAACCCTGATGCAGCAATCAATCCTGAAGTTGTGGCTCCTGTGAACGTTCTTAAATCCATGATTACCGACATAGGCGTAAACCAAAAACAAATACAACCGATTAAACTTGATGCAATATTGCAACTTGACGGATCAACTATTGCTAGGTCGGTTATTGAGTACGAAGATGAGGAAAGAAGCTATTTTTAGCTTCTTCTTCTTGGAGGTATTATGATTAGATGCGAAATAAATGGCATAGAATACAGGCTTACAACAAAATTAAGAATTATAGAGCACATAGGCAATAACACAAAAACAACTATCCAAGTAAAAGTTGACGATCAAGACATTCCTAAAGCTTATGATGTTGTAGAAATATTTGATGATGCAGATCCTGGCAATAAAATATTTGTCGGTGTTTGCGGTTCTCCAAAATCGCCTGTTTATAATTCGATAAATGACGTTAAGATTTATACACTCGATTGCAGAAACATTAATAATATTCTTGCTAAAAGATTAGTGAATTATGCCGAAGAAGGAAAAAATATTACTCAGGTTGTTACAGAAATATTTAATCAGTTCATTTCGACCGAAGGTATTTCTTTGGGGCAAATTGACGATTTTAGCAACATAACGCTTGAAAGGTATGTTGTACCCAATTTGCCTTTAAACGACGTTTTAACAGAACTTGCGAACGTATCAAGCGCTATTTGGAATGTTGGCAATGACAAAGTGTTTAACTTTATCAAAAAAGAAACTTTTAACGTATTTGATAGACAGATAACGGCTTTATTTTCTCCTTTTGCTAACTTCGGACACAAGACAACTGACGTTGACGTAAGAACAGTTCAAATAATTACTGGCGGAACGCAAGTTACAAGCGAACAAACTGAACGATTCGTTTATGATGGAAATAACAATAGCTTTAATACCGTATTTCCGCTTATTCAAAAGCCTAGCATAAACGTTAATAATGTAGCTGTTGACCCTTCAAGAATCGGGATTAATGGTATTGACAACGATAATAGCGAAGTTTATTTTCTATTTTCCAACAGGAGCAACACTGTAAATTATAAGTCGGAAAGCAATTTTTTATCTACAAATGACGATGTAGACATTATTTATTTTGGAGAGTTTGCCACAAGGGTAAGAGCGTCAAACTCAGAAGCTATTGAAAGAATATCGTCAAAAACTGGATTTAGTGGACTGATTGAGAACGTAACAGACAACCCAACGCTTGAATCAATTAATGATGCTAATTTATTTGCTAATAGCTTACTTGAAAACTTTGACTCTGAACGCGGAGAGATAAAAGTTAAAGTAACAAATACAAAATTGAGAAGATTAGGGTATAATTTAGATAACTTTAGCATTTCAACAATATTCGATTTTAACATTCCCGAAATAGGAATCGTTGGAGAATTTGTTATTACTGAAAGAGAAATTGAACCATTGATAATCGACAACGCTATAGATAACCTTCAGGCAGTTGTTAAGTTGAAGGACAGAAACTTTATGAGAAGTTATGGCCAAGATATTAAGTCGTTAACTTCAGGCGTTAGAAATCTATCTATTAGGCAAGATGAAATTATTATTCAAAACATTAACAGCGAAGAAGTTATTGAATTTACCGAAACAACTCAATTTGCGTTTAACAACGCGATTTACCCTGTTGCATCTTCTACAGATAGCAACTTGTATGATCCTATGACTTCAGGAGATTTAGGAGGTGCTTACCCTGTATAATGAAAGTATGAAATGCGAGGGATTTTTTAAATTTGAATTTTTTCAAGATGGCAAATTTATTGGTGATACTGAATGGTTTAAAAACCAATTAACAGTAGCTAATAGAGAGTACAGGCAATCTATGCTTGACGGAACAGCTGTGTCAAAAGGTTACGGTATTGATGATTTAAAAATACTGTATATCGGACTCGGAGACGGAACAACAGAAGCTTTAGCCACTGATACACAACTAGAAAACGAGTTGTTTAGACGTGCAGTTACAAGCGTTGTCACAGTTAATGATGAAACTCAAACAATTACTGTTTTTCCTCCGCCTGTGGCAAATTTTAGAATCAGAGAAATAGGCGTATTTTGCGTTGGAGCAACAGACCAAGCAAATACCGGTTTAATGATTAGCAGAATTAATGTTGACGTTACAAAAACGTCAAATATAACAATGAATGTTGTTCGTATGGATAGGACGGTGATTTAATGGCTTATAATAAGCATTCGTGGATAAGTAGATTAGGAACGTTGCTAAATAGATTTAGAAAAGAGTCTGAAACATCAACTCATGTTGTGCTTGTTAATGAACCTGAATCTATAACGGAACCAGGAACAAGTATTAACGTTGGATGGTTAAACGAAATGGAAGAAGGGATTTTTCAAGCTCACGTTACTGCTGACGGAAACACTTCTAGCATTTCTACAATAAACGGGCAAATTACAACTATTCAAGAAGATATTAGTTTTTCTGTAAACGACGTATCTATTAATTCGGCTAGTTGGGTTGATAATACAGGAACCTTAGGATTTTGGACGTTTGATATTACTGATTCTAGAATAACCGCTTCTGCGGTTGGAATAGTTGGATTTGATAAAGCAGATAGAGTTAACGTTGTTTCAGATGGAATACTTCAGCAAAACGACACTCTTGCTGGCATATTAAGAATTTATGCTACGCAGCAACCAACAAACAATTACACTGTTGATATTTTGGTAGGGGGTCAGTAAATGGCTAGAGGAATAAATAACATAGGCGGAGGCGGGGTTGATAGTTACAACCCTACGTACACAAGAAAAGTAAACTACGGTCAAACTTTAGTTGCTGAAGATCTTTTTTACGCAAAATTAGAATACGGACTTCTTACAACTTCTCAACCTCCAGGAATAAGTTCAGATTATGACAGAAGTGTATTTGATTCTACAGAAACATTTTTAGCGACAAATAGCGGATCGAGTGGTTCGTTAGAAATTTTCAGAAACAATTTTGATGGAACGTTTACACAAATGACTATTGACGGACTTGTTCCTGATTCAATAAAGCAATTGTCTATAGAACTTGACGAAACTGGAACCTTTAGGGTGGCCATGCAAAGAGGAACAGAGATAAGATTTGCTATTTATAATAGTTCTTTGGATAGATTTGAAATTCAAAGTGGTTCGGAGACAATAGAATCAGGAATTTCTTCTATGTTTTTAAAATGGTCAAGGAATTGCGAATATTTGTTTTATGGTTATTTTGAAGGTGTTGGAGCTTCTGACAATTCAATGAATATTTTCAGAAGAACAGGAAACAACTACTCCGAACTTACTTATGGATCATCTGTTCAGTTTATTAATGTTATAAGCGGGATTTCGTGGTCAAGAGAAAGAAATGTTTGTTATATCTTAACTTGGAACAGAGGTGCAAACACAAGAAATATAGTTAGGCTTGATATAAACGGAGACAGTTTTGACGGCTCGTTGTTATTAACATTCCCGTCGGATGAGCAGTATTTAGATTTAGAAATCGATCTATTTAACAAAAAAATGCTTATCGCAGAAGGATTAGGAAGCTATCTTTTGATGTATTCGTTAACGGAGACCGATTCTTCGTCAACAATATCTTTGCTGCAAAGGATACAAATATCAGCAATAAACAATGAAACAGACTTAAATTTTAGACCTCTTTCAAGAATAAACAAAGATAATATGATAGTTTATTTAATTAACCAAGAAGCTTCAGACAGAAACAATCAAACTATTTCTTGCGTAAAAATTTACGGCGATCAAATAAATGTAATAGATACTTTAAGTATTCAAACTTTAGGAAACTCAAAAGCTTACATGACAACGTTTTCAGAAAACTTTATTGTAATGGCTACTGCAAGTGGCGTTAAATCAATTCCTATTAACATGAACACAACTAAAGTTATCGCAAACGGATTGGTACAAGTAATTAGTCCTACAAATTCTAACATTATCGGAGTAATTACTGAAAACGGAGTTAACGGAGATTACAAGCAAGCGGATATTTTAATGAGGTGATTATATGGCAAGAGGTTTAGTAAAAGGAATACCAAGCGGAACCGGAAAAGGAATAACGGGTGCTATTCAAAAAGATTTAGTTTACGGAGAATCTATTAGTTCTAAAATGTTAGCGATAGCAAAAACCGAAATAGGGATTTATGAGCGTTCAATAACTATAGATTCTTCAAAAATAGGAACTGTTTTAACTAATTATCCATCTAGAGTTGAATTAACTTCTTCTAATTTTGATTTTTCTAAAGTAAGAGAAGATGGAAACGATATAAGATTTTTAGACGGATTAGATAATTTAATACCGTTCGAAAAAACTTACTTTAACAAAAGCGAACAATCAGCTGTTTTTGATGTTAAAATTGCTACCGTTTCTTCTTCTTTAAATACAGTTTTTAGCATGGTTTATGGAGACGACTCTAGCAATGATAAAAGCAACAAAACCGAAACATGGAATGACGATTACGAAGCTGTTTTGCATTTGGGTGAGTCTTTAGAAGATAGCACAGGAAATGGAAATAATGGAACAAATGTAGGAACAACTGTTGTAGAAGGAATAAGCGGAAAAGCCAGAAATTTTAACGGCTCATCAAGAATAAATTTAAACGATTCTACTTTGACAGACAATACAGGCGGAATACACAACACAACAATTCAAGCTATCGTCAATCAAGATGATTCAAATTTAGATCAATCTATTTTAACGTATAGGGGTCAATCCGAAAATTTACAAATGAACTATTTTATAACAAACTCCGGCGTTAACAATAATTATCCGTTTTATGATACTTTTCCGCCATCCGGAGGAGCTATACTTTTTAATCAAACTGTTCCTATAAATACATTTAATTTAATTCAAGCATCAATAAGCCAAAATAGTAATTTTGCAAAACTCGATATAAATAAACTAACTTCCGATTCCGTTTATTCCGAAACTTATACCGGATCAAAAGCAACTTCTTTAAATATAGGAGCTTTATCTTCTCCTTCATTTTCTAATTTTTTTAGAGGTAAGATTCAAGAAGTAAGAATTTTAAAAAATAATCTAAGTGATGATTGGAGATTGGCTGATTATTATAATCTTTTAGAAAAGTCATTAATATCAATTGGACCAGAAACGGGTGGCGGGTCGGAAACAACAAAAATATTTGCAACAACCGACATATCAGAACTTCAAAACGCAACCGAGCTTGTGGTAACTGAAGATTCAAGAATAGCCGAAGAAACAGGTTCGGTTTTGTCTATTCTTCGATAAATGGTATAATTTGCCTAGGAGGTGATATTATTAAAAATATTGCAATTATTCAACCGTGGATCGGTAAAGATGTTATTTTTACTAGCGCGTTCGGAGAAAGGATTCATCCGACAACTAAAAAAAGAAGTTTTCATAATGGAATCGACGTGGTTATACAAAACGATATCGTTACCGCTTGTTATCATGGAATCGTTGAGTTTTGTGGCCAATGGAAAGATGAATACTCAAAAACCGCTGGAAAAGTTGTAGTTTTAAAACATTATGACCACGTTGGGAACTATCAAGGAAAAAGCCGTTATTACCATCTTAAAGAGGTTTTAGTGTCGATAGGTGATAATGTAAGCGTTGGTCAGAAAATAGGCGTACAGGGTTGGTCTGGAAGGGTATACCCACCAAATGCAAAAGGCAAACATCTTCATTTCGAAATTGAAGATCAAAATGAAAAAAAGTTGGACCCTTGCGACTTAATCAACATTATCGGAGTTCCGCAACAAAAAATTAAGTACAAAACTTGGTCTGAGCCTATTTTTATCGAACTTAATCAAGCTGGTTATATTTGGTCAGAAAGAAGATTCGATGAACCTATTACTCGCGGAGAGTCCATGGCTGCTCAACACAAACAATTAAGCAAGGAAGGTAAAATATGATTGTAGAAATTGCAGAAAAAGTTAAAAAAGCATTAAAGTTAAGTTTTAAAGAATTTATTACACTAGCATTGTTATTTGTTATTTTAGCGCTTGTTGTTCAGACGAATACAACTGTTAACCTTCAGGAAGAACGTTGGTATGATGCTACGCTAGAAAACGGTGTTGCTGTTATGAACACGCTGCAAAGTCAAGGGTTTACTTCAGCGAATGAAATTGCTTCTTTTTTAGCTCCTAAACCAGCAGGTAGGACCAACTTAAAAACAGCTGTTAAGAACGACAAAATATACGATTGCCTTGTAGATACATATGGAGACTTGGCAAAACAAGCAAAAATAGCTGTTGATTTTTAGAAAGGACACATTATGGAAGATAAAAAAGTTACTTTTGTGGACGTAATTGAAAGATTAACCGACAATATTGTAATTTTTATTGTAATAGGCGTTTTATCAGTATGCATGTTTGTATTTCCTGACATGAGAGAAAAAATTGGAGTGGCGCTTATAGGAGCTTTAAACCTTATTATCGGAAAATTGTTTTCAAACAAAAAGAAAAGTGATACAATGTAATTAACCTAAAATATTTCTTATATGTGCAAGACTCTTGAAAAAACCGCCCTTTACCTATTTTGGCGGTTTTTCTATTTAATCCAACAAAACATTAGACCAATATAGATAGACACCTTCGGGTGTCTTTTTTCTTTTTTTAAAAAACTTTTACTATATTACTTTACATACATACCTATGTTTGGTATAATACATATGAAAGGTGGTGAAACAATGAAAAAAGTTGTTTTGCATACTTCGGTAAAAAAGGAAACGAGAGCAAGACTGAAGTATTTGGCAGATTTGTCTGATATGCCGATGAATGAGTATATTGACAAGTTAGTAAAAGAAGTATTTGAGAAAACGAAAGAGGTGTAGGTGTGAGAATTATTAAGTTATTAGGTTTAAAGATTAGCGATTTTAAAGGTATCAAGGAATTTGAGTTAAACGCAGAAGGAAAAAGCATTACTATTACCGGTGGTAATCGTCAAGGTAAAACAACTATCAATGATGCTTACACGTGGTGTTTATCTGACAAAGACAGCCAAGGCAAAACAGATTTTGAGATCAAGCCTAAAGTAAACGGTGCTATGGTCCCTATGACTGTTCCGACTGTAGAAATTAAATTTGATGTTGACTCAGAAGTATGCACGTTGAGAAAAGAGCATCACGAGAAGTGGAGAACACCGCGCGGTTCTGTAGAAAAAGTATTTGATGGCTACACTAACAATTACTTTGTTGACGGTGTAGAAGTTAAAAAGAAAGAGTATGTTAAGTTTACCGAAGAATTATTCGAGGTTGACAACGACACTATGAAGCTTCTTTCAAGTACAGGCGCTTTTACTAACCTCAAATGGGATGAACAATATAGTATTATTGCTGGTGTTATTGGTATTCCTAGTGATGCTGATATGGCTGTAAGTGGTGGTTTTGACGATTTGCTAGAAGCGTTTAGCGAAAAGGGTTTTGACAATTTTCGCAAGGTTAAACAACAAGAATTTACCAACCTATCAAAAGTAGTTAAAGACATTCCTTTGAAGATTACAGCTGCTAAAGAATCATTGAGCGAAACTCCAGCAACACAAGCGGACATCGACAAGTTAAGAGCATCGAAATCAACAATCGAAACTGAGATTACAGAACTTACTAAGCAAATTGCAAAAGGTGACGTTAACGAAGCAGTTGACAACATCAAGAGAAACATTCGCAATGTTGAAAGTGAAATGTCGGCTTATGAGTCGCAGATTAACGCAGACTACCGAAGCGAATGCCAACGCATTAAGGACCTTGCATCTTCTCATGTATCTAAGATTAATGACCAGGAGCGAGTTATTAGAGGTTTACAAAGCGACGTTAACGTTAACGAAGAGTCTATTCGTAGCTTTGAAAATTCTATTAAGTTCAACCAAAATAGAATTAACACTTGCAGCGTAGAAAGAGACGAATTAGCTAATAGATGGAAGGAAGCTAATAAATCAGAATTTGACCGACATGCTGCAACTTGTCCGACTTGTGGCCAAGGTTTACCAGCGGATCAAGTTGATAAGTTAGCTAATGATTTCAATTCTTGCAAAGTTGAAAAGTTAAAAAGATTTGAAAATCAAGGCGCCGACATCAAAAAAGAAGTTTCTGAGTTAGAGAAAGTTATTGAAGCTAACAATAATGAAATTAAAAAGCTTCAGAATCTTGTATTAGAGCACAGATCATCGTTATCAATTGAAAAAGAAAAGTTGCAAGAATTGATATCTTCTACAACGCCAGGCGAACCACCTCAACCAGTGTACAGCGACAATGCGGAGTGGAAAAGCAAGAACGCTGAGTTATTGGACCTTCGCACTAAGTTAACTAAAGAACTATCAAAAGATACCGAAGATAAATTTGAGGTTTCAAAGCAGCAGTTAAGCGATCTTAAAGTTAAGTTGGGCGAAGTTTCTAAAGAAATTGAGGATCTTGTTAAAGAACTTCATCATTATACCGAAGTTCAGAAAACAATCGATGATTTCAAAGAAGAACACGAAGAAAAAGGCAAGAAACTTGCTGAGATTAAAAACGTGTTATTCCGTTGTGACGAGTTTGTTAAGTACAAAATGAACTACGTTGACAACAAGCAATCTAAATATTTTAAATTCTGTAACTTTAAGTTAATCAACGAGTTAATTAACGGTGGAACAGAGCCGTGTTGTGTAATTACTGTTGATGGTGTTGAGTTTAACTCTATTAACCACGAATCGAAGGTTAACGCTCAATTAGAGGTATTAAACGTGTTAAGTAAGTATAACCAGTTACAACTTCCTGTATTTATGGACTTCGCTGAGTCTGTGGAAACTGGTATGTTGTTAAAGGATAATGAACTTCAAACCATTAGGTTAAAGATGGTTGAGGGTGCTAAGTTAGGTGCAGAGAAAGAGGTATAAGAATGAGTAATCAGGTAATGGAGCAAGAAAAAAGAAGTATGACGTACTCGGTTAACGGCGAAGAAATTAAGTTAAGCCCTGCTATTGTCACAAAGTATTTGAAGAGAGGTAACAAGGATTTAACGGATCAAGAAATCACAATGTTTATGATGCTTTGCAAAACTCAGCGTTTGAATCCGTTTTTAAACGAAGCTTATGTTGTTAAGTTTGGTCAAGATGCAAACATTATTGTTGGAAAAGGCGCGTTTATGAGACGTGCCGAAACAAACAAGTGTTACGAAGGCTTTGAAGCTGGTTTAATTGTTTTAAGAAATAACGAAGTTATTCATACCGAAGGCAATTTTAAGTTAAAAGATGATGTGTTATTAGGTGCATGGGCCAAGGTTTATCGATCTGATAGAAAGTACCCAACAATATCACAAGTTCCGTTTGATGAATATACAACTGGTAAAAGCACATGGTTGCAGAAACCAACGACAATGATTAGAAAAGTAGCGATTGTTCAGGCTATGCGCGAAGCTTTTCCGTCTGACTTAAACGGCATGTATACTTCTGAAGAAATTGACACTGATGAAAACTTAGAAGTTGTTGACGATGCTGTTTCTGAAGTAAAAAAAGAAGTCGAAACCAACGCCAACCAGCAGCAAGCTCAACCAAACTTTAGCAGACAAGCCGATGTTGTGGAAGCCGAAGTTGTAACAGAACCAGTGCAAGCTACTATGGATATACCTTTGGAAGATGCCGAAGATATGCCTGATGTATTTAAGTAAATGGAAGTTAAGGTAATCGCTTCGGGATCCAAAGGTAATATGTACGTGGTTACTGGTGACAATGAGAGTTTAATTATTGAGGGTGGTGTTAAAATTGACACCTTTATCAAGGCTATCGGCGGTTTAAATGCCGTCGGTTGTCTTGTCTCCCATGAACATAACGATCATAAGCGTTGCGCCGAAAAAGCATCGAACCAGTATGGAATACCTTTGTATATGTCGCAAGGTACACTTGATGGCATTTCTAAATTAGACAACGCAAACATTGTTAAATCGCATGATACCTTTAAAGTTGGGAAAGAGTTTCAGGTATACGCATTTGACACCGAACACGATGTATCAGAGCCTTTAGGCTTTTTGGTTTACCATACGCCAAGTGGTAAACAAGTGTTATTCATAACTGATAGTTATTATAGCAAGTATGTATTTAACGACATTGATTTAATTATGGTTGAGTGCAACTATAATGATGATGTGTTACAAAGAAACATTGACAAGGGTAATATTGACCCTTCGAGGTACAAAAGGACGTTAAAAAGCCATTTTGGACTAAATAACGTTATTAAGTTTTTAAACAGTTGCAAACTTACCAACACTAAAAAAATTATGCTTCTTCATTTATCTGACGGTAATAGTCATGAACAAAGCATGATTGATGCAGTTGTGAGAGCAACAGGAAAGCAAACAGTCGCTGCTTCCCCAGGAGTTAGCGTAAACATTTAGTAACAACAACGTAACAAGGATGTACCACACTAACATTTTGTCACCTCGAAAGGGGTGATTTTTTTATTTATAAAAATACATAAAAAAACCTTGACATTATGTATTTGAAGTAATAAAATAGTAATAGAAAGAGAGGTGTAACAGTGAAAAAATACAAGTTACAAAATATGTTGGATGCCAGAAAGAGAAAAGGTCTTTCGCAAGAGAATTTAGCGGATATTTGCGGGTGTTCTCAACGTCAAATATCTCAGTTTGAAAATTGCATTGTCGAACTTAGATCTAAAACTATTATTAAAATTGCAAACGAATTAGGCTTAACTTTTAAAGAAGTTGTTGAATGTAAAGAGGTGAAGTAAATGATTTTGAAGTATGATTTTAGAGGTGTTGGTCCTGTTTTTTCAAATGTTACTTACGCAGGAATTGAAACAGGTGGTGACGTTTTGTTGATTGAATACTCTGAAACGCGCGAGGTACAAATTGAATTATCTGATTCGAATTGCATCGAACTTTACTCAGACGATATGAAGCTTATTCATAAGTACAAGTAGGTGATGACATGGCAAAAGGTTGGGTAAGCCTTCACAGAAAAACATTAGAAAATCCTGTGATATGTAAAGATAGTGATTATTTTTCCGTGTGGTGTTACCTTCTTATGAATGCAACGCATGAATGTTACGATGCAGAGTTTAAAGGCGAAAGGATAACGCTTAAAAAAGGGCAACTTATAACAGGAAGAAAAGCCATTTCGGAAAAATTTAACATTTCCGAAAGCAAAGTACAGCGCATACTAAAAAGGTTCGAAATCGAACAACAAATTGAACAACAAACCAGTTCTCGGAAACGGCTGATTTCAATAGTTAACTGGTCTTTGTATCAAGGAAGTGAACAACAAATTGAACAACGAGTGAACAACAAACGAACAACAAGTGAACAACAAGTGAACACAAACAATAATGTAATAACAAAAGAATGTAATAATGCTAATAAGAAAACATCTTCTTCACAAACCAAGTTTGATGAAGATGGGAATGAATACCGATTAGCAAAATTTCTTTATCAAAACATTATTAAAAATCGACCTGAGTTTAAGAAACCTAATTTGCAAAGTTGGGCGAAAGAATTTGATAAGATCCTTAGGATTGATAAAAGACAACTTGTCGAAGTTAAGAGTTTAATAACATGGGTTCAGAACGACTCTTTTGAAATGAGTAATGTTATGAGTCCTGGAAAGCTCAGAAAGCGTTACGATCAACTAGCTATAAAAATGAATCGAACCAGCAATACTAATCAACAAAGCGAAAACCCTTTTGCTAGGGTTGTTTACGAAGAATTGGAAAAGAAAGGCGGTTATTGATGAACCGAGAAGAAACAGGAAAGATCTTATTTATTATTTCAGGCATGTTTCCGAGACAATACTCGAATATGTCCCCTCAACAAATTGATGCTATTACGTCAACGTGGGCTGATATGCTAGAAGATTACGAATTTTCTACAGTACAACAAGCGGTAAAGGCTTTATTTGCTACTAGCAAATGGCCACCAAGCATAGCTGAAGTCATTGAGAAGTGTCAGTATATCTTAAACGGCGGTCAAGAACCACTTAACGAACAAGCAGCATGGTCATTGGTTAACAAGGCTATTACGAACTCTAGCTACCATGCCAAGGAAGAGTTTGAAAAGTTACCAAAGGTTATACAGAACGTTATCCATGACCCAGGGCAACTAAGAGAATGGGCGCGTAGCGAGAAATCAAGCATTGAAACTGTTGTAGCTTCAAACTTTATGAGAAGTTACAAAACCGAATTGGTTAGAGAAAAAGAACAACAGGCATTACCTGAGTCTGTGAAAACTTTGATTTCTAGTATTGATGTGAAGATGATTGAGTAGAAAGAGGTGTAGTATGAACGATAAATGTTTTAAGATTTTAAACGATAGATTAATTACTGGTTTGACAGCGTTATTGATTTTTACAATCATACTAGGTGCATGGAATATTAATTTAACGCTCAAATTTAACGCACAACAGGAAAACATTGAGTCTTTGACTAATTATGTGACCAATCAGCAAAAAGAGCTTACAGAGTTAACTAGGGACGTAAACAGAAACACGGAAACAATCGATTTTACGTCTGTTGAGATTTGGGAACTTAGGACGCAGCATCTTGAACCTCTGCTTGATATGGTTAAGAATACCAACGAGAAGTTGGTTGAGATTTTGGGAAGGTATGGTGAGTAGGGTGGCTAAAAAAATAAAAGCTTACGAATGCGAATATTGTCACAAAAAGATACTTAGAAGCAAAAGCGGTATTAGGAACCACGAAAAACGGTGCTTTTGGAATCCTAAAGTTAAGGCTTGTATGACTTGCAGTAATTACATTAGAGGTGGTCATTATGCACATTCTTGTTTTCATCAATCGATGAATACAGAAAACGAATTCAAAGTTGACAGAACCATTAAAAAACTACAATTTAATTGCAGTTTGTACGAGTACGACGAAATGAATAATGAAGAAAGAAAAAGACTTAAAGATGAACAAGATTATGATGCTAAAGCAGATTGGGACGATTACTATGACAACATCGGAGTAAATTGTTAGAAAGAGGTGATCTAATGGCAATTATTAACGCAGTATATACGCTTGAACACAACGGCGAAGATTTTATTAACAGAGATAAGGTACGCATAGGCTACAAGCAAGGCGAAAGCGTTCAGTTTGTTGAAGGTTTCTTAATTTTAACGGCTAATTGGGTATTAGTTGGCGATAAGTATATTAAATCTAAAGACATTGTGTCGGTTGAAAGGTTGGTGTAGGTGTGAATAAATCTGTGGATAGTGTGGATAGATGCCGAACATGTATTTTTAATCATTACTTAGCCGAAAAAGAAGATTACACAATCGATTATTGCATGAGTCCATGTCATATATGCCTTGAAGAAGGTGGCGACATGTACGTTTCGGAAAAAGAATACAAAAGGTTTGAAAAATCTCAAACGGTGGTTGTTTTAGAGATATCAGGAACATTCCCAAGTTTAAATCAATACATTGCTGCAATGAACCGAAATAGGCATAGCGGTAACAAAATGAAGCAAGATGAAACCGATCGGGTCCAGTGGTTAGCAACTCAGGTAAAGCAAAAGTTTACTAAGGTCCACCTAACCTTTAGATGGTACGAGAAGAACCGAAAACGCGATTTAGACAACGTTGCTTTTGCCAAGAAGTTTATTCTTGATGGACTTGTAAAAGCTAGTGTAATACCTAATGATGGATGGAAAAACGTTGTAGGTTTTGAAGATAAGTTTTATGTTGATAAAGACAATCCAAGGGTTGTTGTTGAGATTTTGGAGGTTGAGTGATGGAATTTAACATTAATGAATGGCAAGAAATTTATGATGTAAAAATATTAAAAATAAACAATGATTTTAAAGATATCAAATGGTACACGTATATTACACAAGAAGAATTTGGGAAAATTTTAACATATTCAACAATTGAACCAGGCAAGTATTATTCGCCATTAAAAGATAAATTTATTGTTATTTACAAAGTTTACGTTGATGGAAACTGGTGCGCTTTTGATGAAATTAGTGGTGCTTTACAAATGGTAGATACGGCAATCGACGAATACGAAGAAGTACTAATTAAGAAAACATTAATGTGGTCTAAGGAGTTTGAAGAACTCCCTGAGTTTGAAGGGTAGGTGCAAGATGAACAATAAACAAACCAAGAAAATAACAGTTGAAGTCAATGGCGAGGTTTCTTTAGAGGAACTTCACAAGCAATCAATGAAAGTTTTTAGATGGGTTAACAACAGGATGAAGGTTAATACTCACGTTCGCATTACGTTTAATAGGTCTATGGCTATGGCTGTTGTAAAGGTTGATAAGAAGCATGATCTTGTTTGGAAGGCTGTGAGGGATGAATAACGTTAGGGTTTTTGAAGCATTTAGCGGTTATGGCTCACAAGATTTAAAACTAACATATGACGAAATAAACCATACTAGCGCCGGGATTGCAGAAATCGAACCTGACGCAATTGTCGCTTATGCTTCTATCCGATTTAATTTAGATAATTATTTTGAATATCCGTCGATTGAAATTATGAAAGAAGAACTTATAAAAGCTAACGTTGGTTATGACTTTAAGAAAAGCAAATCAAAAATACCAAGAATGAACGACAAAAAGTTGCATCAACTATACAAAGCACATATATTGTCTAAAAATTTTGGAGACATATCGCGTGTAGATCCTTACCAATTACCTGACCATGACTTGTTTACTTATAGCTTTCCTTGTACTGATATTAGTTTAGCAGGAAAGCAGCAAGGGTTTAAAGAAGGCTCTGGAACATCATCAAGCTTGCTTTGGGAATGCAGAAAAGTAATAACAGTGAAACGTCCTAAAATATTGATGATGGAAAACGTTGAACCTCTTGTTCAAAGTAAGCATATTAAAGACTTTAACAAATGGTTAGCTGAATTATTTGATCTTGGCTATAACAATTATTGGCAAGTTGTTGATGCTTCTGAAAGAGGTGTCCCACAATCAAGAAAACGAGTATTTGCAGTTTCGATTTTAAGAGATTATGACAAAGGAACCTTTAAGTTTCCTAAAAAAATACCATTAACAACCAGGTTAATTGATTTATGCAATGATAATGTAGATGAAAAATATTATATTTCTACAGATAAGTGCGAAAGATTATTAAGTGAATTGCAATCAGGTCAAGAACGACACAAAATTGTTGTAAAAGAAGCAACAACAAAAGGTTACGACATAGCAAATATAGGCGACTCGATAAATATAGGTCAACCTAACAGTAAAATTAGAAGAGGTCGTGTTGGAAAGCAAGTTGCTAACACTATTACGACTCAGAATGAACTTTGTGTTGTTGAACCGAAACTTGTTTGTGTAGGTGAAGTTAATATTAATGCAAAGGATCAATGCAAAAGAGTGTACAACCCTGGTGGAGTAGCGCCAACTTTGACAACTATGCAAGGCGGTTATCAAGAACCTAAGATACTAACTTGCGGAAACATTAACCCAAGCGGTAACGGAATAAATGGAGAAGTTATTAATTCTAAAGGTTTAAGCAAAACTATTACAACAAACAAGGGAGAAGGTCCTAAAGTGTTATTTAATTACCGAATCAGAAAACTTACACCTACAGAGTGTTTACGATTAATGGGTGTCAAAGACAAAGATATTAATAGCATGATCGATGCAGGTTTAAGTAATTCGGCATTATACAAATTAGCAGGAAACAGCATTGTAACTAATTCTATGGATTTTTTAAAGTCCGCTATTAAATCGACAAGCGATAAAAAAGTAGAGCAGGTGAAAAAAACAGGGTTGTACCAGCAACTCAGCATGTTTTAGAAAGAGGTTATTATGAAAATAGGTCAAGAGGTAGAAATCAAGGTAGCAAACAAGTGCAAGAAAACTGAGTACATCAAAGGCAAGGTGATTGCTCTATACCCTCATTTTGCTAGGGTTATGACTAAGGCAGGGTATACGGTTTGTGTTAATGAGTTTGATTTGAAAGGCGATAAATAGTATGAAAATAGGACTAGTTGATGCTGATAGAGAAAGTGGCAGATTTAGCAGACAAAAAACAATATTTCCTAACATAGCTTTAATGAAATTATCTTCTTGGCATAAAAGCAAAGGAGATGAAACAGAAATAGCTATACCGATGATGCCGTATGACAAGATATACATTTCAAAAGTGTTTACAGATACACCAGACATTGAAACGATTTTTAATTGCAATAATGTGATTAGGGGTGGCGCTGGTTATGATCTTGACAACAAGCTTGAATACGATGTAGAACATAGTTATCCTGATTATGATTTGTACGGAATTAAAAATACAGCATACGGATTTCTAAGTCGCGGTTGCCCTCGGAATTGTTCTTTTGCAATGTGTCCCAACACCAAGGAATGAAAAGCGTAAAAGTTGCGGACTTAGACGAATTTTGGAAAGGTCAAAAATTAATAAGACTTCTTGACCCTAACATATTAGCCAGTTCTAGTAAGTATGATTTATTGCAACAACTTATAGACTCTGAATCAAGCATTGATTTTACGCAAGGTTTAGATATACGTATGATGACTGATAAATCCATCGGATATATTGAACAACTAAAAGTTAAATCATTGCACTTTGCTTGGGACAATTATGAGTTCAGCACTTATGAACGTTTAAAACAATTTAGATCATCATTGCCAAAAGATAACAATAAAGTAGTGGTTTACGTTTTGTGTAATTACAACACAACGCACAAAGAAGATTTAGAAAGAGTGGAAATGCTTAGGGATCTTAATTACTTACCGTACGTTATGATTTATGACAAAGAAAATTTAAAAAGAGGACACATAACAAAAAGATTGCAAAGGTGGTGTAACAATCGTTGGTTGTACAAATCTTGCGATTTCAAAGATTATATTTAAAGGGCGAGTTGATCGCTCTTTTTATTTTGGGAATTATAGTTGACTTAAACAATTAATAGCGTTATAATTAAAGTGAAATTTAATTAATTTATTGGAAAGAGAGGTATATAAATGCAAAAATTAAGCGTCAAAAACTTTCCTGAAAACATTAGGAAACAGATTAAAAAAAAGAACATTACTCAGAAGCAACTTGCTAATGATGTAGGAATGACCGAGGTAATTGTATCTTGGTGGGTTAATGGCAAAGCGCACCCAACAATGAAAGCAGCGGTTAAGTTAGCTGAATACTTTGGGTGTGGCGTTGATGAGTTGTTGAAAGGAGACAAACAATGAAAAAGTGGAAAGAAAAAAGCAAAAGCGAGAAGCTAGAAGAGGTTGTCGGTATTTTGTTTATTGTTTTGATTTTGATTATGTTTATGTAGGGGGCAAATAATGAAAGAAGCTAGAAAAGGTATGAAGGTTAGAATCGTTAAGCATAAAGAACTGTGTCTTTGGCAAAGAAAACTTTTAGGTTGTGTTGGAGTTGTTATTGATAATGATGAAATGATTCCAAGAGTTAGGTTTGAAAATGGTTTAATCGGAAATATTGACGTCTTTAAACTCGAAGAAGTAAAAGAAGTCAAAGAAGTAAAAGAGTTTACTAAGGCTGATTTAAAAGATGGGGATGCTGATTGAATATAGGAATCCAAAAGATGAATCGAACGAAAAAAGAGTTGTTATTGGGGATTATATTTTTGTTGTTAACGGTTTTGGTTGCATGCATATCAAAAGGTTTAAAGAAGACTTAACCCGCACAGAAAATAGCGACTATGACATCATGAAAGTCTACGATCGTGGCGAACTAGTATGGGAGCGCGAAGAAGTCGTCACAGTTGGGTTTGATGAAATGGAAAATGGGTGTTTGTATACTAGCGCTTATACCAGTCAGAAGTACAAAATAGTTTCAAACACGCTTATGTTTTTAAATAAAGAAACAGGATGGAGTCCTAGTTGTCTTAACAACGATGAAGGACTTAAAAAACTTCGATTTGTTAAGGTGGTGAAGTGATGGTTAATGAAATTATTCAACACATGATTCAAAGCAAAAATCATCAAGATTTAATGGTAAACAACTCTTATTATTATCATTTAATTCAAGCGTTATCCAACAGAAAAAATGTCACAGAAGAAGCGGAAGCATTATCGGACACATTAATTGCTTTTTGCGAAGCTGTTAAATCGATGGAAAATGAACTAAATGAAATTTAAGAAAACGAAAACGTTAGGTATGTAGTTTTGAAAGAAGGTTAAGTGATGATAGTAAGAATTAAATGTTTGTTTGGGTTTCACGAATACAGATCGGAAGGGTACGGAAGATATAGGGTTCTTATTTGTAAACATTGTGGTCGTACTCCTTATGGTCCAAACTAGAAAGAAGGTAAACAATGAAAAAGAAAGATTATTTAGGCATAGCATTAGTGATGGTTATGGTAATATTTGTTGGTCTAGGCATGTTGTCTACGATCGAAGTATCAGAAGCAACGATTGAAAAACCGGCAGTAGAAGAACGCAAAGTTACCGATGACCAATTGTTAAGCATGATTTCTAGTTTACGAAGCGAAGTGGTTAGCGTGAAGGATAAAACTACAAAGCTAGAAGCTCGAAATAACGATTTAGAGAACAAATTAGAAAACGCTTGGGAAATTATCGACGGATTGCAAAGCGACGTTGTAATTAACGATTTTACGGTTGAGATACTTAATTTAGAAAGTATTGTTAACGGACTAAGAAACAAGGTTGAGTATTCTACTTACCAGGAACAGATTGACGCTTTAGAATTTAAGTTAAATGAGCTTGTTAAAAGTTTAGTGCTGGAGGATTAGCGATGGGCGGTGTAAAAGATTATTTAACGACGATTAAACCGTTTGTATTCAGAATTGACGAAGTAGGTTTGCAAATTAAAGCAGTTGGATTTTCTAGAAGCTGCGACATTAAGTTTGAGTGTGCAGAATATCCACCAAGGCTATTAGGAACCAATATGGGTGTATTCAAAGTAAATGCGCCCACAATCACAGATGGTTTCTTTAAGATTCTTGATGCTTACGAAAAGGAACTTAAAAAATGCGACTTAAAGGCTCGAAATCGATACGACGACGATAGAAAAGCGTTTAATGTTAGTGAGTTTAGACAATCTGTAGCTAAGGCAATAGGAATGGTTATTTAGAAAGGGTGTACAATAATGAAAAACAGAAATCATGTAACTAAAAAAGTTAGAAGATCAAGCAGAAAAGTAAATGTTGGGATGAATTACATTGGCGCTTACGGAGCATCTAAGAACGACAAGTATTTTAAGCCTTTGTCGGTACTTGAAAGATTAAAGAACTTGTTTAGCAGAAAAGAACAATAATACTGGATTAACCACCTTTTAGGTGGTTTTTCTTTTATGTTATAATTGAATTGAAAGGCGGTGATGATGTATTGCAAATAGCAAAAAGAAGATTAACAAGTTAACATCTAAACAAAAAAGATTTTGCCACGAATACGTCATCGATCATAACGGGCAAAAAGCAGCAACTAGAGCTGGTTACTCAGAAAAAACAGCTAGAGTTCAAGCGTCTAACTTGTTAACAAAACCTAACGTAAAAGAGTATTTAGCAAAATGTGAAGAAAAAGCTTTTAAAAATGCAGACTTAAATGCTGAATATGTTCTCAAGCGTCTTAAAAAAATAGTTGACGACGACATAAGTAATTATATGAAATGGAAAACAGTATTCGAAAAAGTAGTAAACACGGAAACGATGCAAATTGACGTAAAATCAAATCACATCGTAGAATTGCTTGACTCGGAAAATATTGATACTTGGAACATTCAAGAGGTTTCTGTTGGAAAAGACGGTCAATTTAAGTTTAAGCTTCACTGTAAAGATAAAGCATTGTTTAAGTTGGGCGAACACTTTGGGTTATGGTCTAAGTTGTCAGATCAAACAGACCAAGCAACAGCATTAGAAGGCCTTATTAAGTCTCTTGACAAGGCGGTGAAGTAATGTTTACACCAAAGCAAATAGAAACTATTAACGACAGGCATCACCGCTGGAATATTGATTATGGGGCCACTAGATCAGGCAAGACGCACGGTTCTTATTTTAAAGTTCCTTACCGCATTGCTGAGTTGCCAGAAGGCAATATGATAATGATAGGCAAGACGCTTTCTACGCTATCATATAACGTACTCGAACCTATGCGCGGTATATTTGGTTACGAACACGTTTCCGAGGTCAAGAAAGGCTCTGACGGGATAAACTACTGCAATATATTTGGTCGCAAAATGCGTGTCGTTGGAGCTGATAACAAGCGAGCCGTTACAAAGATACAAGGTGCTGGATTAATATACGCTTACCTTGACGAATTAACAACTCACCACAAAGACGTTTTTATGATGCTTCAATCGAGACTTGATTCTAAAGAAGCATGTTGCGATGCAACTTGTAACCCAGATGCTCCTAATCATTGGTTAAAAAAGTGGCAGGAAGAATCAAAGCAAAAGGGTGTTGATTTAGCATGGAGACAATTTACCATTTATGACAACACTTATCTTGATGCTGAGTTTATCAAAGCCTTAGAGCTTGAATATCAAGGTACTGTGTACTTTGATAGGTTTATACTAGGTCGGTGGGTTGCTGCTGAAGGTTCTTGTTATCCTCATTTTATCAGGAAAAAGAGTGAGTTTATAATACCTAAATTACCTGAAGGAGAACAAGGCTTTATTCAAATAGGAGTTGACTTTGGCGGTAACAAATCAGGGCAAGCCTTTAATGCGACATTTATTTCTAGTGATCTAAAACGCATTTACGCATTAAAAGATTACCGAAAAACAGAGCAGATGGACCCTGATAAACTAAACTTAGAATTTATTAAGTTTGTTAAGCAGATAAGTGCATTTTACCCACAGTATCAAATAATGGGCGTTTGGGCAGATAGCGCCGAACAAGTATTAAAAAACGGCTTGCAATCGTCATTAATTAAAAACGGCTTTGGAATAAAGGTTAACAATTCTATGAAACGAGAAATTAACGAGCGCATAAGGTTTGAAAACATGATGTTCGGGAAACGACGGTTTTATATTTTGGATTGTTGCGATATTACTATTGATGCTTTTAGCGGTGCTGTTTGGGAAGATAACACCAAAATGGTTGATGTACGTTTAGATGATGGCACCAGCAATATTGATACACTTGATGCTTTTGAATACTCGTTCGAAAGCGTTATGTCACAAATAGAGTTGTCGGTTAACTACGGCAAATAAAAGAAAGGGTTGAATCTATGAAAAATGACAGCATTATCAATTTTATTAACAGGACCTATATGAATAATTTAGGTTATGGAATTAATGGAAATTGCAACATAAAAGAACATTCTCTTTTGACTGACGTTTGGCAATCTTGGTATAAAGGGATAGGGGATTTTCACAAATATAGCATCTGGAATGGTAAAAAGAAAATTTCTTTGACTAAAAAGCAATTGAGAATGGGTAAAAAAATGTGTGAAGATCGAGCAGGATTGACGTTTAACGAAATGGTTAAAATAACAGTTGATGATAAGACAGCTCAAAGTTACATTGACAAAACGTTAAAGTCCAATAGATTTAGAACAGAATCCAAAAAAACTTTTGAAAAGGCGTGCGCGTTAGGAACGGGAGCGTTAGCTGAATTTGTAATAAAAGGAAAGCCTATCATTGAGTATTATACAGTCCATTCTATAATTCCGCTAAGAGTTATAAACGGTCAAATTACCGATTGCGTTTTGTATTCATCGGAACAAAAAAACGATAGCATTATTTATCACGTCTCAGCTTTTATACTAATCGACGATGCAGCGAGTACGCCTGAAATAGCGGAAGCTAGAATCGAATTAGGAATAGACCCTGAACATGTCGGGTATATTGTCGATAACAGAGATTTGACCTTTGACAAAAAAGGTAAGAAATTATCTGAAGTTTACAACGAAAATGTTTCTGATGTTGTGATGATTCCTGATGGGTTGATTCCTTTTCAAATATTCAAGCCGACCATTGCCAATAATATGTATGAGGATGTATCTTACGAGCCAGGTTACGGAATTTCTATTTTTGCAAATTCTATAAGTTCGTTAGAAGCTGTTGATAACGCTTTTGACAATATGGACAATGAAGTTAGTCTCTCTAAAAAAAGAATTGTAGTCAATGACAAAATGACGATGGCTAGAAAAGCAACAAACGGAGCGTTGGAAGTTTTATTCGATCCTAACGATTTAGTTTATCAATCAATGGATTTAGGAAGCGATTCAGAAACCTTTATCAAAGAGATAAACATGGAAATGAGAATAGACCAATGCGAAAAAGCCTTAAATACTCAGTTAAACATATTAGGTTTTATGTGCGGGTTTGGTAACGGATATTACAAATTCGAAGGTGGTCAGTTGAAAACAGCCACCGAAGTTATCAGCGACAAAAACCCTTTATTTAGAACTGTAAAAGGCGACCAATTAAACGTTGAACAAGTTCTTATCGAAATGACAAAAAATTTACTTTTTATTGGTGGGTTTGATGAAAAACAAGGGATAACTATAAATTTTGACGATTCAATTTTTGAAGATACAGAAAGCGTAAGAAGATCGGCTTTGCTAGAAGTAAATTCAAACATTATCGATCATGTAGAATACTTCATGAGAGTTTACAAGTTATCAGAAGAACAAGCGATTGAAAAAGTAAAAAGAATAAATATTAGAAAGCTGACGCTACAGGAACAAACTATGGAAGTGGTTGATGATGAATGATTAATACCAACAGATTAAACAGTATACAGAGCGTTGTATTTGATGATTTTAACATTATTGAAATGGACATGCTTATTAATATCTCAAAACTTCTCAATGCCAGTCTTGATGTGAACGAGTCAAACATTTCTAAGTGGTATGATGAAATGGTTTTGAAAAATAAAAAACTAAACTCAGATCAGTTAAAGGTAATAAAGAAATATGAAAAAAAAGTCAAAAAAGACATTGCTGAAATGTACGAATTGATCGGATTTGAAACCATGGATCATGACGAGAAAACGTATTTAAAAGCCGTTCAGCAAGGATTGTTAAGCGCAAACCCAACGCCTTACACTGAGTCAAACGCGGTTTTAAACATTCTTAAAACGTCAATTAAGAACGCTGATGATGCTTATAACTTAATTAGAACGTCAGCAATAGAATCATCTAGCAAAGAATTTTTAAGAACTCTTTCAAAAGTGCAAGTCGAAGTTTCAACCGGTGTCAGAGATTACAATAGCGCTATTAGATTAGCTACTAGACAATTATCTGATTATGGCATAACTGGTCAAACTTATGTAAGTGATAGCGGTAAAACTATTCGATATTCTATGGAATCAGCCGTTAGACGAGAGATAGTGTCGCCAACGGTAAAAACCACAGGAGATATGCAAATTGAGCGCATGGGAGAATACGGAAACAATCATGTTGAGGTTTCTAGCCATGTTGGAGCAAGACCCGACCATGCACGATGGCAAGGTTATGTGTATATGCTTGTTGGTAGCAATTCTAAATACAGAAATTTAACCGAAGCTACCAATTATGGCGACGTTGCTGGACTTCAAGGTGCAAATTGTAGACATTTCTTTTATCCGTTTGTTCCTGGAATATCAGAAAGGACGTTTAAGCATTACAATGCTGAAGAAAATGACGTTATCTATAAAGAGTCACAAACCCAAAGAAGGCTAGAACGCAATGTTGTAAAGAACAAAAGGCGTGTTGTTTTGTCTGATTACACAAATGATCAAGTTGGTTTTAAAAACGAATCAATAAAGCTTAAAAAAAGCAGAGTTGAACTAGAAAACTTCATGAAAGAGACAGGGAGAACTCAGCAAACAAGGTTATTTGTGCATGGTTTTGATGTCAGTTTAAGCAATAAAGCAAATGCAGTTGTAAGATAAAAAAATTAATGGTATAATAACAACAAAGTTATTGATTCTTTATCTTGCTACTGATAAAATTTTCATGGTACTTACTCCTAAAACTTTTGATGCCCCCTATACTTCTTTCTTGAAACCACAATGAAAACTTGTGGTTTTTTTCTTTTTTGTGTAAAATATACATAACAAGTCATACGGACTATAACTGGTAACGTCATACGGACTATAAACGGAATGTAGAAAGCGAGGATTTTTTATGAAAAAGCACATGTTTAAAGTAACACCTAACTTACAGTTATTTTCTGAGAAAGACCCATCGGACCCTGTTGAAACAGCAGATCCAAAGAACGACCCTTCGAAAGATGATCCTTCTCAAAAAGAAGTAACGATGACTCAGGCTGAACTCGACAAGTTAATTGGTGGTGGGAAAAGTAAAGCAGCTGATAAAGCTTTGAAAGATTACAAGAATTCTGATGAATTTAAGGCAATGTCAGAAGCTTACGAGTCATCAAAAACAGATAAGCAAAAGCAAGACGATAAACTTGAAACGTTAAGTGCTTTAGAAAAAGAAAATGCCGAGCTAAAAGCTAAAAACTCTTTGATTAAAAACGTCAATTTTGCAATTAAAAACAACATGGACCCTGATGTGGCGGACGTGTTGACCGAAAAACTGTCCAAATCAGTTGATGAAAATAAGACGTTTGAAGAAGCATTCAATGATTTTAAAGCTGATGAAAAGAATGCTAAATGGTTTATTGACAACACCGACAATGTCGGAAACAACAAAAATCTTACTACAGGCAATAGAAAAAACTCGGCTTCGCAAGTTGATTTAGAACAAATCAACAAAGATAGAGCGACAGTTGGATTGCCACCGGTTAGTAAGTAGAAAGGCAAAATATGGCTATTGAATTAATTACTAAGTATATTCCTTTGCTGGATGAAGTTTGGAAACAAGGTTTAAAAACCACTGATTTAAACATGAACATGAGTTTAGTTTTAGAAGCACAGAGCGCGAACGAAGTAAAAATCCCTAAGATTGATTCACAAGCGTTAGCTGACTATGACAGAGCAACAGGCTTTGTGGCTGGTACTTCTTCCTTGGTATGGGAAACCCACACATTTACACAAGACCGAGGTCGATCTATTCAAGTTGACAATGCTGACAATTTAGAAACTGCTGGTGTAGCATTTGGTGCATTAGGTGGCGATTTTATGAGAACTAAGGTTGTTCCTGAAACGGACGCTTACCGATTTGCAAAGATGGCAGCTGGTGGAGCTAATACAGTTGCAGCAGACTTAACATCCTCGACTGTTGATAAAGCTATTATCGATGCAGAATCTATTATGGATGATGCGAACGTTCCTGAAGAAGGAAGAATCCTTTATGCTTCAAATGAGGTCTACGGGTTGATTCAACAATCTGATAACTTTAGCAGACAATTAATGCCAGGTAATGACATTAATACTAAGTTTGAGTTTTACAACAATATGAAAGTTGTAAAAGTTCCAAGAACACGCTTTTACTCTGAAATTACACTTTACGACGGAACAACAGGTGGCCAAGAAAATGGCGGTTATATCAAAACTGCCGTTACAGGAAAAGACCTAAACTTTATGATTGTTCATCCATCGGCTGTAGTTCCAGCTGTTAAACTTTCGAAGGTTAGAGTTTTTACACCTGATGGAGAAGGCGGAACCCCTGTTACTGAAAACGCAGACGCTTACAAGTTTCAAATGCGTTTATATCACGATCTTTGGGTTCTTGAAAACAAAGTCGATGGTATTTACACTCACACAAAAGCATAATTGAAAACTAAAGAGCGAGTATTATTATTCGCTCTTTTATTTATTATTGGAGGTTTTATGTTAATTCAAAGAATGGGAATAAATAGAGTTTGTTCCGAAGCTGATTACAATAGAAAATTCAAATCACAAGGGTATAAAGTTATTGAAGAACAAAAAACTAAGTCGGAACCTAAAAAACTTTACGAGTTAAAAGCAAACGAAATTAGGATTCTTGCAGAAGCTTTAGATTTTGATTTTGCAGAAATGACGGCAAAAGAAATCAAATCAGAGTTAGAAAAACTTTTTGACGATGAAGTTATTGAAGCTACTATTGCTAAGATTTTATAAGAAAAGAGGTTAATATGGGTCAAATTGTGTTAAGTAATGAGGATGGAAAATCTGTTGAATTTGTTGGAGACAATACACTAAATGGATTTATACAACCAGCAGCGAATGAAAGAATAATTGTAAAAGGAATGTTAATATCAGGAGACGGAAACAACGGCATAACAAGAATTACAACGTCTACAGGAAAAGTATTGTTAGCGCTATATCATTCTGTAAACGCTCAATTATCCCCGTCCGGAAGAACTCACTTGATTTTGGAAGTTGGCGAAGAAATAAATATCGTTTCATCTAGTCGAGGTCCTACAAACAACACATTTGTCGGAATCTCTGTTGAAAGAGAATTTATTTTCCCTGAAAGTTGAGAGGTGATCTATGTCTTATATTACATTAGTAGAATACCAAACTTTATTTCCTGGTGATGATATTGCACAAAGTGATTTCGATGTATTGTCAGACATTTCCAGTAACGTTGTTAATCGTTGTACTTACGGAAAAATCGACGGGTTTGGTATCTCCGAATTTACAGAAACGTTGCAAACAAAAATAAAAGAATCAACAATATATCAAGTTAAGGCCTTGTTTGAAAATGGCGGTATCGATGCACTGTATGGACAAAGCGATTTAAATGCTGGTTCCGTATCTATTGGTAAATACTCGGAAACAATAAGCGGACAAGGTAACTTTAAAGGCTCAAAAATGCTTTCTGTGGACGGTATACCGATTAGCCCGTTAATCAACATAAAGTTGCTTCATACAGGACTGCTAAATCCATCTATAGGTTGTTATAGCTTGGAGGTGCTAAATGAAAGGAATCCGTAAAAATCTATTGATTCATGATGCAACTTTAAAAGCAGAGACAAAAACCAATGATTTTGAACTGCCCTCCACACTCGAGACTTTTTTAAAAAGGGTAAGAATTGACCCTAGCGACAAGGTTGTTAAGTCCGCAAACAACAACGAACAAGAGCTCACATCGATTATGTTCTTTGATATTAAAAATAGTTTGCCTAAAGATCAAACATTTGAAAAAGATCAAATTATCGTTTTTAACGGAAAAGAACATACTATTGTTGAGATATCATCTTTGTATGATGGTAAAAGGTTGCATCATTACGAAATAGGGTTAGTGTAATGGGTTTTAAAGTTAACTTCAACACAGGAAGATTAAAGCAGAAAATGAAAAAGTCAAACGCTGAAGCAATATCAATCCTGAGTCAACAAATATTAAAAGACTCAAATTATTACGCTAAACATGATTCGGGTTTACTTATTGCTTCTAGTTTGCTTAACTCAGATTTTAAGAATGGTAGACTTATATGGTCTACTCCTTACGCTAAAAAGCAATATTATTTAGAAACAACCAGCAAGGATGTAAACCCTAATGCTAGGCCGATGTGGTTTTTATACGCAAAAAGTGTTAAAATTAAGACATGGGTAACTATGTTTGATAAATTAATTAGAAAGGGGTTTAAACGATGAATGATTTTTATAAGTTTCTTCAGGAATTAATAAACAATAATCCTGAATTACCTAACGTTAATTTTTCGCCCCTTAAAGACAATGTAGAAAGCGTAAGCATGCGACCAATGCCAAGCTCTCCGAGTTCTGAATTTTTCGATAGAGAGGAAATAACACCTATTGGCGTGCTTTTCTTATCTAAAAGGAAATATGACGCAGATGCTTCATTGGATCTTGAAAAAATCATTAGGGAATTTACTAAAATGACAGATTACCCACAACCACCTGAAGAATCGGGTATACAGTGGATAACTGCAACAACAGGAAATACTCCGTCTCCTGTAACGCAACAAAGTGACGGAATGAAAATTTATAGTTGCTCGCTAATATGCTTGCTAAATTACTAGGAGGTAATTGAATGGGAAAAAAACGTATTCAACATCAAATCACTTTAGAAATTGATTCGACACCTAACTTAACACCTACATGGTTAGTGGTTAAAGGGTTGGAAAATGTTTCTGAAGCTCTCAATGAAGTTGTTCAACAATTTCAATTTTTCGACAAAAGCGGTTACTCTGAATCAGAAGTAACAGGACAAGCACCAGTTACAACATTGACATTGAAAAGAGATTTAGAAGATCAGGCGCAAAACTACATTCTCTCAAAGAAGTATTCAGTTGGAGAAGATAGAAAAACAAACATGAGAATGCTTGTACCACAAGACAACGGTAATGTTACAACCATTGTTGTTCCTGTTACTATCGCTACTATCATGGACGTTGACGGAGCTTCTACAGATGTTTCTAACTTTAGTGTAGTTTTACATTACAACGATCGACCAACAATCACAAACGGCGATACAATCGAGTATTTAGCTGTTACATCAACGCCGGGTTCTTTAAGTGGTGACACAGAAATTAAAGTGAATCCAACCATCGAAGGCGGAAATATTTACAAGTATCAAGTCGCTGCTAATGTATCACAACCTGTAATCGATCAAGATTTATCAGCATTGACTACATGGAATGGAACTGATGAAATCACAGCAACTACAGGACAGCAAATTTTAATTGCTGAAACAACTGCTGCTGGGTTAGCTAAAAAGTTTGGTATTGCAGTAGTTACAAGCGCATAGTAATTGAATAAGGGTGGCTTTTACCACCCTTATATTTTTTTAGAAAGAGGTAATTAAATGGCTTACAAGGTAAAAAAGAACAAGACTATTAAAAATTCTATCGAATTATCAGACGGTACTATTGTTGAATATTCGTGGAAACCTTCTAACGTATCATCAAGATTTATCCAGTCTCATAATCAACTAATTAGATTAACGAGCAAACTGAAATCATTAAAGGACGATCCGCAAAAGTTGTATCAAGAAATGGGCGAACAATGTATTGAGATCCTAATACTTATTCTAGGAGAAGAAAAAGCAGCAGAAGTAGCAAACGACTTTACTCAGGATGAAAAAATTGATTTTGCAGAATTTTTAATGGATTTTGTTGAAGATGAAATTCAACCAGAAATCGAAAAGTTTACAAAGAATAAACTTAAAAAAGCTAAAAAGTACATGGGTAAATAATATGCTTCTTCATGAAAAAATGATTGATTCAATCGAATATAACAGCAAAACTTTCAACGTTGATTTTTCCTTCAACAAAATATTGTCGGTTTACGAATTATTTAAAGATGATGATTTTGATGATTTAGAAAAGATTAATATTGCATATGACATATTGGTCAAGAACTATAAAAACGTTGATTTGGAGACGAAATCGAGGGTTATAGACGCTATTTTTAAAGAGATACAGCAAAAGAAATCATCAAGCGATAAAAAACCGTCATTTTGCTTTGTTCAAGATGCTAATTATATTTTTTCTAGCTTTTATAAAGACTACGGCATTGATCTTATAGAATTTCAAGACAAGTTGCATTTTGAAAAATTTATAGCTTTGTTTGGCGGGTTGTCAGAAAAAACGATAATCAAAAAAATAATTGATATCAGAACAAAACCTTTGCCTGTACCAAATAAGCACAACCAAGGAGAAATAGTTAATTTGCAAAAGTTAAAATTAATATATCGATTAGAAATAGAGGATGAAGAACAAAACGAACAGGATGAACTAAGAAAATTAGCGAACTCATTAATAGCTTTCTCAGAAACGAGGTGATTAAATGCCAACAATGGGACCCGCTGACGGCAGCGTTATTATTGATATTGACGGCGATCAAAAACCGTTGGATGATGCTCTTGAAAAATCCGAAAAGGATTTAGAGAAGTTTGGTAAGAAATCAAACGAAATATTTAAAAAATCAGCAAAAATAGCTGCTGCTGGCTTTGTGGCCATGAGTGTAGCATCTATAAAATTTGGTAGTGATTTAGAACAGTCATTAGCAAATGCTTCAACGCTGTTTGGAGACACAGAAGTTGACATGGACAACTTAAAAGAAAAAATGCTTGATGTTTCTGACGCTACGGGAGTGACGGCAAAATCTTTAAGTGATGGGTTGTATCAAGCGTTGTCCGCTGGTGTTCCTATAACAGAAGATGCAGCTGAAGCAATGTTGTTTATGGAAAAAAGCGCAAAACTTGCCAAGGCTGGATTTACGGACGTTACAAGTGCAATCGATGCAACAACAAGCGTTCTTAATGCATATGGATTGAAGCTAGAAGAAACAGATAGAGTTCAAGGCATACTTATTCAGACTCAGAACAAAGGTAAAACAACACTTGATGAACTCTCAAAAGTAATG